GTTGCTGATGATGATGTCTGTGATACAGGACCAAATGCGGTATTGTATACCCACTTGCTACCATCTAGTGATAGTCGAGCAAAGTAGTCTGTGTTGGCATCAAAACGTGCCAAAGCATTTCCCTTTTCATCAGCATGTGCAACCGCTAAAGTGTTAGCAATGCATCCTGGATAACTGACAGACTTATTTGTGTCATTTCCTGCTGCTGCAAATACTGGAATACCAGAAGACTCTAGATCGTTAATTAGTGATCGGATTACAGCGTCATCTGCAAGGCGAGCCTTTGGTGTATTGATTGCTCCGTATGGAACACAGTCTAACTTTGTCTTATTAAATGTTAAAGAAATTGAAACAGCACTTACCTTAGACTTATTAGCCTTTACCCAGTTAAGTGATGAGATCAATTGGCTTGGAAAAACATCAGACTGTGCACTAGAAGCACAAATTGGAATGATGCTAATTGAAGGATTCTGTAACTTTGCTACAGAATACATGGCTGTTCCATGATTGTATGGATCAGAAGCCTTTGCATTTTTAACTGGCTTTGACTGTGCACATACTGCACCTGTAGATGTGATTGCACCTTGTGCAATATTTGACTGAAAATAAGAGTCAATAATTACGAGAGACTTAGCGTCTGCTGCTTGTGATTGTACTGGTACTACAACTGAAAACAATACTGCTATTAGTGCTACGATCTTTTTCATTTTATTCCTTTTCATTTTAAGATATCATCAATCTGATGACATGTTGACAAGGGTCTCCCCCTGCCTCCCATTCTTCTACTTCTTCTTCACCCATATAAGCATAACCGCCATCATGTGTATTGCAATAAGGTGGTGTTATCCATCCCCGATCAATACCATTTGAAAGCCATATGCCAAACTCTTGCTCTTCTGGAGATAAATCTTCTTCGTCACTGTAGTTCATATTATAAGTATACCCCTACACACTGACAATGTCAACTGGCCCCATGCATGATGGGTTAAATTTTATTGCAGCATTTACTGCTTGAAGAACTCTGCTCCTTGCATTTTTTTGTTTATCTGTTGCATATAAAACACCGTAAGCATACTCTGCTCCTGAACCCATAGCAAGATATGGCAATGTGTATTTAGATAAAGACATGTCTACAGAACTATGCTCATATATTTGTCCACGAATTGCAATTATTAATCCAAGGTCTCCTTCTTTTGAAGTGTCAACCCAAAACTCATTATAAAATTCTCTAAGTTCTTTAATAAACTTAGTCTGCATAAACTTATCAGTATCTCTTATGTTTGGGGTAGAGGGTTTAAAGTTATATCTAATTCTTTCCCCATCCATTGATCCAGCATAACCAATTAGGTATGGGCCAATCTTCCAAACTTTTGGAGCATCAAGTGCTAAGATAGTTCCATCGTCAGAGGCGCCACGGTCTCCAGCCATATAGATCTTGTCTTCATGTCTTACTACAGCAATACAAGTCATTCTGCGTGGTAACCTTTCGGATATAGTGTTATTATTACTTTTTGTATTTCGTCTTCTTCTGACCAGAGCCTACTATTAGTATACACGAATTCTAGGATCTTGTCAAAGACCCCATCAACGTGTACTTCAGTATCCATACTAAGATTCATCTGAAAGTCTGCTTCCCAATCATTACTAAAATTATCTGATAGTTCTTTTATTACCTCTTCCAAACCTTTAGATTTTAATATGATGACTGTTGGTTTATTTAATAATCTAATCTCTTCAAATGTTTTTTTCTTATCTGCTAGGTGCTGAAAGTTGCCAGCAAAATAAAATGAATGAACATTTCTTTTTCCATTAACAACAGCGCTTATAACTGAGTTAGGTCCAGATAAAACTTGATAAGGAATGCTCATCTCCGAAAGTATTGATTTGAATTGTGACATAGGCTCAAGAAAAACCGAAGAACCTTCATCTGAAACAACAAATATTTTTTTTCTATTTTTTACATGCTCAAGCAAAACATTTTTCATATCATCAACATGAGCAGGATCAGACTCAAGGTTGTATTGAAGTATGACACCCCTTGGATTTATATTTGGTCTCTCTTCAATATTGAGATAGTTGATGGCATTGATTAATCTAGAGAACTGTCTATGATTTTCTACTAAAATAACATCTGCAGTTTTAATATGTTCTATTGCAGATAGACTAATGTCTGCTGGGTCTCCAATTGGCAGAGATCCAAACACTATGTTTTTTCTAAATATATTATTTTGTAGCGTGTCTTGAATTTGATAGCGCAAGAGAAAGCCCCTCTAGATAGATACCTTATAAGTATACCACCCAGAGGGGGTCTTTCAATTAATGACTAATTAGCCTTTTTGTCTACAGACTTAAAGGCGTCATTTATTTCTGCAAGTGATAGTTTTCCATCGTCTAAAAAAGCCCTTGCAAGCCTCTCAATAACGCTGGCTACACCAAGTAGTCCTGCTAAGAATACTGCCTGAACTGTATCTATCCCTACTACGGCTCCTGCTCCTAGGACTGACAGTCCTGATGCTGCGAATACCGCAAGAATTCTCATGAGTATATTCGTCAACGCCTTCTGTGAGTTTTCTTTCTTGGGTGCTTCTACTGCTATTTTTTTAGTTGCCATTATTCATCATCCCATTCCTTATTTCTAACTGGATAGGTAATTGCCCATGCAATCAATGTACCAACAATTGCATAGCCTACTACCGTTTTTGCAGAACCATCAAGGACTACCCAGGCAATAAACATACCTAGAAGTGTCCAAAGTTGATCTATCATATCTTTGATTATTTTCTTTATCATGGTCTTCTTCTCCTTATTCCCTTGGAATCGCCAGAGGCTCCTCCGCCACCTGATCCTCCAGAACTACTGCCTGTGGACCCTCCAGTGGAACCTGTCGCAGCACCTACAGCATTTAACGCTGCTCCTGCTGCTACAACTGTTGCTACAACCATTTCGGTTGCTTCTTCTCTTTCGCTTTCTGTCATATCTGCGCCTATGCTACCCAATGCTTCTAATGCTGCTCCAGGGTCATTAAATAATTCTGCTGCAAATGCTGCTGGGTCGGAAACTAGTTCTACTTGAACGGCAACCTCTGCTGTAATAACAACAGCCTCACCATTTTCGGATGTACGAACATCAACTGGTGTGCTTGCTGGTAAATCTGATAATTTAATTCCAGCCTCTGCAACCTGTTGTGCAGTAAGATTTTCACCTTCTGGCACTGATTGAATTAACGCATCAGCAACAATATCTTTTTCTGCTTCAGATAATTTACCATCTGAACTTGCTAGTGCAACAATTGCTGCAACATCTTCTTGTGAAACTTCACCGTCTGATGCAAGTGCTTCTAGTACTGCTTCTTGATCTGCTACAGAAACTTTTCCATCTTCTGCCAATGCTTCAATTAATTGATCAGTTTCTTCTGCATCAATTTCTCCATCTGCTGCCATTGACTCTGCAATTGCATCGACCTCTTCACTATCTAATTTACCGTCTGACAGTGCATCATCAACTGTATTGGTTACATCTTCTTCGGATCCCGTCACTGGTTCTATATCAACTGGTTCAACGTCTACTGGTTCTGTATCCACAGGTTCTGTTTCAACAGGCTCTGTGTCTATAGGCTCTGTCTCTACAGGAGTAGTGTCTATAGGCTCTGTCTCTATAGGAGTAGTGTCTATAGGTTCTGTTTCCACTGGTGTGGTATCCACGGGTTCTGTATCTACTGGCTCTGTATCTATAGGTTCTGTTTCAACAGGTGTTGTATCTACAGGAGTAGTGGTTACTGGTGTGGTGTCTACTGGTGGAACAACTACTGGTGGATCTACAACTGGAGGTTGAGTAACTGGAGGTTCTATAACTGGAGGTTGAGTAACTGGAGGTTCTATAACTGGTGGTTGAGTAACTAAAGAAGGTGGAGCAGGTGTTACAACGGGTTCTGGGGCTGGTGCAGGAACTGCATTAATTACTGCTTGTGCGGTAGCAATAACAGTTGGTGCTGCTAATACTGCTTCTACTGCTGTTGAAACAACTGCAATATCTGCTACTTTTGTAGTTAATGTTGTAGTTGCTGTTGTTAATGCAGTCACAGTGTTTGCAGAAACAGTAGCGATTACAGGAATTGCTACTGCGGCTGTTGTATTTGCTGTATTTGTTGCAACAATCGCCGTAACTGCTGAGTTTAATGTAGCAATTTGTGCATTTGCTGTATCAATTGCCGCTAGTACTGTTGCATTGTCTGGATCAGGAGTAGGTGTAAATGCAGCGCCTTGATTAATTGTTCCAGTAAACCCTGTAGTAGTGCTTGTATTAGCAATAGGTGTTACGGCACCCCCAGTTGTCTCTCTTACATTAAACCTAGCGCCATTTGGTATTGGTCCAGTCACGCTTACATCTGCTTGCCATGCGCCATCTGCTGGGTTAACATCGGCATTAAACCTAACTTGAGTCATCTGTGTCTCGGCAGTAGTAAGAGGATATACTCTAAGGTCCCACGCAATAGACAGAGTATTGGTTGTTGTTGAATAAGTAATACCAGATCCATTACTCCATGTAGTCCAGTCATAACCCGCTACAGAAATTGAAGGGGCATTGGGTGTAGAGGAGTAGTTTTGTCCTTCATTTACTCCAAAGGTTATTGTTGCATTAGAACTAACATAAACATTGTTATATGTGACTCCACCCATTTGTAAATTAAATGGAAGGTTCATGCGGATACCCGCATCATCTGTATTTGCTAAAACATTTGATGTTGTTCCAACTGTGGCTACCAAAGCATTTACTGCATCTTGAGCATTATTAATTGCAACATTTGCCTGAGTTAATTGTGTCTGCGCCTCTGTAGTTGCAGTGGTTACTGCTGCTACCGCCGTGGTTGCCGTTGCCACTGTGGCAGTTGCGGTATCTATTGTCGCCTGTGCTGCCTGTATTGCAGTAGAGGCTGTTGCAGCCTGTGCTACTTCTGTTGTAATTGCGGTGGCTACTTGAGTAACGGTAGTTGGAGATTCTGTCATTAAGGGGGTTGCTGTTGCTATAACTGTTGCAGTTGCAGACTCAACGACGGGGGTCGCTGCCGTGACAGCAGTTTGTGCTACAGCAACTTCTGGAGTCTGTGTTGTTGCGGTTACAGGTATTGCTGCAATTGCTGTGGTTACGGCAGTTACTGCGGTAGTAACGTCTTGCGTTACTGTTGCTGCTGTTGCTACAACTGTGGAAACATTTGATACTTCTGCTACGGCAGTGGTGGCTGCTGTGACTGCAGTAGTTGCTGCTGCTACGGCCGTGTTAGATGTTGTTACTGCCTGTACTGCAGTCGCAATAGTTGCTGTTGCTGTATCTGAGGCTTGTGCTGCTTGGGCTACCTCTGTGGTGGCTGTTGCTAAGGCTGTATTTACTGCCTGCTGGGCTGGACTTACGACTACTTGCTCTGATGGGGCTGGTGCGCCATCAGCATGTGCTTGATCAACTGGAGATATCAACATCCATAAAGTCAAGAGCAAACCTACTAATCCAGATTTGATGAGAAGTGATTTTATTTACCTTTCCCCCTTATGCAAACAATGTCTGCTAGGATGATTATACCATTTTATTAAACAAAAAAGAGGGCTAGCACTTGGCTAACCCCCTTAGTTGTTGGTTTAAATTACTTCTTTAGTGCAACCTTAGCCTTTGGGAACTTAGCGTTCCACTTCTTTGCCAATGCGTTGTACTGTGCAACATATGTAGCCTTAGCAAGATCTGATGCTGCCTTTGCAGTTACTGTTGCTGAATCAGATGCTGCCTTTGCGTCTGCAAGTGCCTTATCTGCTGCAACCTTATCTGCTGCACGTCCTGCCTTCTCTGCTGCAAGTGCTGCATTAGCAACTGCTAGTGCTGAGTTAGCAACTGCAAGTTCTGCGTTCTTTGCTGCAAGTTCCCCTGCAAGATCACGAACTGCTACTACTGCAACTACAGAACCTACTGGCGCTGCAAGGCCTGTAACGGCTGCTGCTACTGTTGCGTATGCTGTAACAGTAACTGAACCTGAAGCAGGAAGTGTAATTGTCTGCTCCTTAGTTCCAATTGTTGCTGTTACTGTATCTGTTGTAAGCGCTGTTGCTGTTGCAACACCATTTGAAGATACCAATGTGTTAACAGTTACACCACTCTTAGGATTACCAAATACGTCAAAAGCAGATACCTTAAGTACCTGTGATGTACCTGCTGCTCCTGATGTTGGTGCAGAAAGTGTAATAGAGTTTGCTGTTGCTGCAGAGTTTGAACCCTGAACATAGTAAACTGTTGTAGTTCCAGCACGGGTAATCGATACTGTTCCTACTGCTGTACTTTTAGTATATACGTAAAAGTCTGCTGCTGTTCCAGTTCCTGTTGCAACTGAAAGTGTTGAAGAACCGTTTGATGCGGTTACTGGTGCTGTTGATGTTGCTAGAGCAGGAACAATTGTTGCATTTGTTGCAACTGCTGTTACTACTGTTCCAGTGTCTACTGACGTTACAGCAATCTTCAATGCATCTGCTGCATCGATACTGTTGTCTGCTGGCACTGGTAGTGATACAGGAGTTGTTACTACTGTTCCACCTGTTGCTGCAGAACCCGCTACCGTTAGGGTAACAGTTCCAGCGTTTGCTTGCGCTGCTGGCGATACGAGCATTGTGCTAGTCAGGGCTGCAGCGATGATTAGCGATACTTTCTTGAATGAATTCATTTTATCTCTTTTCTTGTTATAGTGTTTTTAGTCCAGCCAAATAATCTTCAATGTCTTTTAATTGACTAGGTTTATATTGTATCACATTGCGAGAGTCCATGTCAAATTGCTCCTCTGGAGTCTTTGGCCTATCCTTGTAGGTATGGACTTCTATCTCAGTATTTATATCTTTTGGGGTATGTGATATTGCCCCAAATATTGCTCCACACACAGCATCAGCCAAGTCCTTTGACTTCTTGCGTGGGTGATCAACTCTGTCATTTTTCATAATCTTTAACTGGGTTAGTTCTTCAAACAAAAGTTCGATTGCTGGCATTACTAGCCTCTCTTCATAAACAAGCATTGCCATATCTTCATAATGTTTTTTAGCAACAGAAACAGTATCAGTTCTCATTCCAACCTGATTCAATTCATTCTGAATATCAAATGACTGCCAACGGTCAAAAGAAACTAATCCAACATCAAACCCAAGTCTTCTAAGGTTTTGAATCCACTGCTTCACCTCTGAAAGATTAACGGGGCCTTCAATCTTTGGCTCCCACCATGCTACTGCATCTACTACTACAATTGGTGCTACCTGTTCGTAGTTATTAATTACTTGGATATTTACCCATTTTTCTACATGGGCGATTGCTACCGCACACTTGTCATGCTTTTGTGCAAGGTCAGCGTGTACATAATATTTTTTAGTTGGATCTGGTTTAAATGACTCATCAAATCTTTTAAAAGCGTCTATTGGATTTCTTGTTGTCATACAAGATCTTACCTTCTCGTGCTGCTTAAAGAATGCATCTGATGCAAATGTTGGTACACAAGCAAAGCGCATCATTGCATCTCCAAGGTCTGTCATGAATGCAATCTTAAAATCATCAATCTTTCTTGTTGGGTTTACTTCCCATGTTGGTCTCTTGAGTGCAAAGACCCCAGGATATTTATATGAAACTATATGATCTTCATCCCAAGCGATATCAAATGTATTGTCTGCACTATCTTCTGGAAGCAATGGATTAATTACAAACTTATGTGTACGATCTATAACTTCTTTTTCAGAGATTACTGCATCATACTTTTCTGAAATAAAGTCTCCTGGATAGCGTGGGAATGAAAGCAAAACGACTTTGCCAAGGTCAGGGAAACGGGAGTCAACGGATCCACGGAAAGCCTTATATATATTATCTGCGGTCTTTCCTTGATCATTTCCTGTACCAACCTCAGATGCAAAACCTGAAATCTCATCAAGAACTGCAAGCAAAAGATTTAAACCCTCGTGTGACTCACGTTCTGAGTGTCCAGAGTAGACGGTAATAGATTTATTAAACTCAATTGAATCTGCTTTAGCATAGTATTTTCCAGCAAACCATGGTGACTTTTCAATTTTTGTTTTAAAACCTTTAAAGAAAACGTTCTTTGCCTGTTGTGCGTTAATAGCAACGTTGATTAAGTCAATAGCATCTCCAGAAGGCTTGCCAAAGTATTTTGCTGGGTCTTTTAAGCATAGTAACTTATATACAATGTATGAACATGCTACTGTTGATGTGAAGTCTTTTCCAGATCCCTTGCCAAGTTGCAGAATGATTTCGTTCTTTGTATACTTGTCGTAGTATTGGGATCCTTCTTCTTCCCCCATTAATTCTATCAAGTCTTCTTTTCTATATATCTGACTCATTGCCTCAACAATGTCATACTGGATATCAGACAAGCCAGGCTGGCCAAGGAAGGCATCACCCTCAACAAATGTTTTGGCGTCTACTGGAATCTCTTCAAAGTTATTATCTTTGAGGGCTTCTAAAAATTCATCATACATCTTGAACCACAGTTATAACTTCATCTTTTTTAGCAATAGATGAAAGTCTTTTCATAATCTCATCACGAACTTGTGGATACTCTGAAGCAATATCTTTTAGGATTGACATTAATACCATCTGTCTATTTTCAATCTCAATCATTTCATCAGCAAGTTCTTTGTTCTCAAGAAGTCCTGCTTTCTGAAGCATATCAATTCTTTTTGATTCAATATCCATGACTAGTTTAATTGCCTGAGTCTTTGCTCCAAGGTTATTTGTCATTGATGCCTCGTCAATTACTTCGTAAGACTTTGATATAAGTTTGCTGTAGTGTGTATCGGCAGCAGCAAGTGCTTCTTTAGCACGTGCTCTAATTGCATCGTTTGCAGATGCCATAACTTTCCACTCATTAATTAATGTCACAACACGTGTGCGTGGAATATCCAGTTGTTTAGAAATTACTGTTGGATCATTCCCCTTTAGGTACTCTTCAACAACAAGGTTAACTTGATCAAGATGTTTAACTAGATCTTCTTCAGTCGACATGATTTAACTCCCTTGCTATCTTTAATAGTATAAGGTAACCAATCAAATCATCAATATCGTTATCGCCAATGAATGCTCCGCCTCTGGTAATCCTAGAAAGTTTGTCATCAATTCGAACATGTAACTGTTCAATATTATCAGAGATAGAAAAAATCCGAACTGGATTTAGCGCTGAGTCTCCGTAAGATTTATTTTTTGTAATAAGCATATCCTTGATCTCATCACAAACCTGACCAATAGTAAACTGTGTTTCAGAACTCATCGTCTATCTCCTCTTCTAGATCCCAATCAAAAATTTCTGGTAGGTTCTTAAGTGTTAAAAGTGTATAGGCCAGTCCAGCAGACATGACTAATGATAAAATAACTAATGCCTTACTTGTATTTTTCATCGTTTTGATTTCCTCAATCCAAATTTTGCAAGGTAGACGTAGATAGTTTCTATGCTCACTCCACACTCCTTTGCAATCTCTTCTGGTGTCTTCTTATCCATAACATATCTCTTACGCATAAAAGACTCACTTGTATATAGTTTAGCAGCCATAGCGTTATTTGTCAACCCTGCCAATTGGCTTCATCTTGTCCCAGTATCCCCCAGGATTTCCAACATACACCTGTCCAGTTTCACGATCTACGAGTATCCATTTTTCTGGACACAGGGTTCTAACGGTAAGGATTACATCCTCTTCTTCTTGTTTAAAGTTAAATGGTTCCCGACTCATAACTGTACTGCTTTCTCCCAATTATTAATTGCCCAATGACCTATCCCGCAGGCATCTGCAACATCGTTATCTGTAATAGTTCTATCATACATTGTATTAATATATCGAATAGTCCTCTGTTTTCTTAAATCTCTTTCATAAGTCTTAAGCCATGACTCCGACTTGCCAGGATTTTGAGACTTAATGTATAACTTTTCATCAGTGGATATTTTTTTATTACCTATAAAGTTTTGCCATGTAATTGGGGCAACCCTGCCTATTACTTTTGTACCAGTCAAACCTGCA